CATATCTTACAAAATTAGAGTCTGAAGCAAAGAAACGTAAGGCAAATGCAAAGAAAAACTTTGATTTGGTTGAATTGGATGGTGGTTCTTGGACTATTGAGGTTCCAGTAAGAAAAAATTAATATGAAAAACGTAAAAAATGCTCATATGGGCACACATTTACTCGTTGAAGTGTATAATGTACCCTTTGACAAGTTAAATGATGCGAAAAAAATCGAACAAGTGTGCGTTGATGCCTGTAAAATTGAAGGTGTACAGGTTTTAAACACTTATACGCATCAATTTGACCCATATGGAGTGACTTGTACCTTAACATTAGGTGAAAGTCACCTTTCTTGTCACACTTGGCCAGAAAAAGGGTGTGTTGCCTTTGATATTTTTACCTGTGGATCAAAAAATCCACGTTGTGTTGCCTTTTGGATACTTGAATACTTTGATACTGATGATTATGTAATGAAAGATTATGCAAGATAGGGTATAAATAAATCTAAAAGCATTAATAATGTCGATTACCCGCAAATCTAGAGCATTTAAGGATATAAGTCTGTCTTTTTCACCACATCCAGTGACTAAAGACCTTCCTGTGCTTACAAATGAGAGGGCAATTGTAAGATCAGTGAGAAATTTAGTCGAAACAATACCTACAGAGAGGTTTTTTCAACCACTTTTAGGAACTGACATTCGTGCATCGCTCTTTGAGAACTTTTCACGCACAACAGTTAACATAATAGAAGACCAAATTCGTGATACAGTACGAAATTTTGAACCAAGAGTCAATAATATTGGTATTGAAGTCACATCTTTCCCTGATGACAACAATTTTGAAGTAAAAGTGCTTTTTGATATAAAAGGATTAGATCTTCCAACACAAGCATTTACCTTTTTACTAGAACCAACGAGATAATATGCCCTTTACACAGTTTACAAGTTTAGACTTTGATGATATCAAAGCACAAATTAAAGATTTTCTTCGTTCAAACTCAAATTTTGCTGATTTTGACTTTGAAGGTTCTAACTTTTCAGTTTTAATTGACACACTTGCATATAATACCTACATCAATGCATTTAATGCGAACTTAGTTGCGAATGAATCATTTTTAGATTCTGCTACAGTTCGTGAAAACGTAGTATCACTTGCAAGAAATATTGGTTATATACCCCGTTCAAAAACCGCTGCAACAGCGACTATTCGTTTAAATGATATAAATGTCGGAGCAACAAATGATAGCACTACAAAGTTCTTAAAACTACGTTCAGGTCTTGTTTGTGTGGGTAGTGCAGAGAACACAACATATCGTTTTTCAATTCCTGATGATGTAATTTCAACTAGAATTAAGGATGTAGGAGGAACATCATTTGCTCAGTTTGATGATCCAATTACAATTTACGAAGGAACATACTTACAAAGAGTCTATAGAGTCGATACATCTCAAGATCAAAGATATATTATTGATAGTCCGAACATTGATAGCTCAACATTAAGAGTATTTGTCTCTGGAATATCAGATACAACGATAGGTAGAAAATATAGTATGGTCGATAACATATTAAATATCGACAAAAACTCTGAAATTTTCCTTGCACAGGAAGTTCAGGATGAAAAATATGAAATTTTATTTGGTGATGGTTTATTTGGAAGAAAATTAGAAAACAATTCAGTTATTACCGCAAGATATATTGTTACCGAAGGTCAAACTGGTAATGGTGCATCTAATTTTAGTTTCCAAGGTTCATTTACAAAGAGTGATGATACACTCTTTACACCAACTGATACAATCACCGTAAACACCGTGACAAACGCTTCTAACGGTGCTGAAGTTGAAGACCTGTCTTCTATTAAGTATTTTGCTCCAAGACTCTATTCAGCACAATATAGAGCAGTTACACCAAGGGATTATGAAGCAATTATAGGTACAATCTTCCCTCAAACTGAATCTGTAGCAGTCGTTGGTGGAGAGGAGTTAGACCCACCTCAATTTGGTAAAGTTCAAATCAGTATCAAACCGAAAAATGGTACTTTTGTATCTGACTTTGACAAATCTCAGATTAAAAACAAACTAAAGAACTACTCTATCGCTGGTATAAATTCTGAAATAGTAGACTTAAAGATACTATATGTGGAAATAGATACAACAATCTACTACAATCCATCACAGATTGCATCTGCTGCTGGTTTAAGAAGTTCAGTTGTTGAAGGATTGAATGAATATGCAGGAAATGTTGAACTAAACAAGTTCGGTGGTAGATTTAAATATAGTAAAGTTAGCACTTTAATTGACCGTATTGATAATGGAATTACATCTAATATTACTAAAGTAATTGTCAGAAGAGATTTGAAAGCATTATTGAATCAATTTGCACAATATGAACTTTGCTTTGGTAATAAATTTAATATTAATCCTGCAGGATTTAATGTTAAGAGCACAGGATTTACTATAAATGGATTCAATGATATTGCATATATTACAGATGTGCCAAACAAGACTGCATCTGGTGCTTTAGATGGCACTGAAAAGGGTACACTTTCAATAGTATCTAAAAATAATAGGGGTGAACAGAGAGTTATTGTTAAGGATGCTGGTATGGTTGATTATAAAAAAGGTGAAGTAATTTTAAATACAATCAATATCACATCAACAGTGAATGATAATAACATAATTGAAGTTCAGGCATTCCCTGAATCAAATGATGTTGTTGGTTTGAAAGATTTGTATCTCAATTTTGATGTATCAAAGAGTACAATAAATACTATTAAGGACGTAATCGCTTCAGGTGAAGATGTTTCAGGAGTCCTATTTACTAGAGATTATTACACATCAAGTTACTCTAACGGAGATTTAGAGAGGAAATAATTTATGTCAAATATTGACAAAAGAATACAAGTCAATACTATTATTGAAAATCAGTTACCTGAGTTTGTGGTATCTGATTTTCCTAATGCAACTGAGTTTTTAAAACAATATTATATCTCACAGGAGTTTCAAGGTGGACCTTCTGATTTAATTAATAATTTTGATCAATATTTAAAAGTTGATAATTTAGTTCCTGAAGTTGTTGTCGGTGTTACAACAATTTCTGCTGATGTATCGACAACAGATACAACTATTACTGTACCTAGCACTAAGGGTTTTCCATCTGAGTATGGATTACTTAAGATTGATGATGAAATAATTTCTTATACTGGTATCACTTCAACAACTTTCACTGGATGTATACGTGGTTTTAGTGGAATTACTGGATTTAATGTTGGAGTATCTTCATCACTTCTTGAAGTCAATCGTGAAAGTTTAAAATTTAGTGAAACAACTGCGACAACTCACACATCTGGTTCTACATTAACAAATTTATCAGTATTATTCATACAGGAATTCTTTAAAAAATTAAAGAAATCTTTTTTACCAGGTTTAGAAAATAACGATTTTTCTGAAAATTTAGATGCTGGTAACTTTGTAAAATTTGCTCGTTCATTCTATCAATCAAAAGGTATTGAAGAATCAGTAAGAATATTATTTAAAGTATTGTATGGTGTAGAATCAAGAGTGCTCGACTTAGAAGGCAATCTTATAAAACCATCTGATGCTGAATTTATACGTCGTGAAGTTGTTGTAGCAGATTTAATTACACCAACTGGAGAACCACAAAACTTAACTGGTCAAACAATATTCAAATCAACTGACACTTCAACAAATGCGTCAGTATCAGAAGTAGAAATAATTAAAAGAGAAGGTAAAAATTATTATAAAATTGCATTATTTGTTGGATTTAGTGATCGTGACTTGATTGAAGGTGTATTTACTGTTCCTGGTAATACAAAAGTTCTTGATGCTGCACCAGCAGGTGCTACAATTATTAATGTTGATTCAACCGTAGGATTTGGTACTACAGGAACCGTAATTAGTGGTGCTAATTCTCATATAGATTATACATCTAAATCAATAAATCAATTCTTTGGATGTAGTGGTATTGGTGTTGGAATTGGTACTGCTGATAATCTTAGAGCAAATGAAACAATATTTGGATATGAGAATGGTGATTTATCAAAAAGAGTTGACTTAAGAATTACTGGTGTACTATCAGAATTAGTCCCTATTTCTGATATTAGTTTGATTAATGAAGGAGAAAACTTCTTTGTAAAAAATATAGGTGAAAAGATTGAAAATGATAATGATAATTACAAACAAATATTTGCTAATTCTTGGATTTACAATACAAGTTCAAGATTTCAAGTTGATATACCACTTGGTAGTTCAACATTTACCTTAAAAACTAATATTGATAAATCATCTCTTAAACTTGGAGATAGGTTTGATATCTTAAAACGCAATGAGCAAGTTGTTGTTGGTAGTGGTACAGTTGCAAGTATAAACGTTACATTAAATCAGATAACTGTTACTAACATCGCTGGATTTACTCAAGATGCAAATCAATTATATGATATTCGCAGGAAGGTAGAGAAAGTTACAAGTTCAGGTGTTAATATTTTACAGGGAAATGATTCAATTATTGCAGATACTTTAAGTGTTTACACTGATGGTAATGCTGATGGATACGTAGCATCAAACTCTCTTCCAAGTTATGATATTACAACAAATATAATTGAAGAAAGTCTTACAGGGGGAACTGCAGCAAGTCTTGATGCCTTCAATCCATTAAATGATAGATACAGTTTTCTTAACTTTAATATTAGTAGAAATATTAAATTTATTCAGGGTGATGCTGTAGTATATCAACCTGAAGGAGATGCACTCATAGGTTTAGATACAGGAAGAACATATTTTGTAGATCCTGTCTTACCAGAACCAGGTCAAGATATTACAAAGATAAGAATTTTCAATTCTCTAGCACAAATTGGTTCTGCAAGCACAGTTCAAGTAGGTCCGACTACATCAACTACTGATATTCATAGATTTGTACTAAAAAAACACGCTAGTCGTAATCTAGATGCTGATAAAATTTTAAGAAAAATTCCTTTAGTTCAAAATTTATTTGTTAGTTCAAATCAAGATATTCCTACAAGTGATATTGGTATATTAATAAATGGAGTTCAGATTCACTCACCAATTTCAGATAATCAAATATATTATGGTCCTCTTGAATCTGTTGACCTGTTAAATGGGGGAAATGGGTATGATATTGTCAATCCTCCTATAGTCGGAATTGAAACAAGTAGTGGAATAGGTGCTGCTGTTGAACCTATTATAAGAGGTTCTGTAAAAGATGTATTTGTAGACCCACAAGAATTTGATATTGACCAAATAACAAGTATTTCTTTAACAGGTGGTAATGGAAGTGGTTGTGTATTACAACCAATATTAGGTAATAGAAACAGAGAATTACAGTTTGATAGTAGAGATGTATTCTTCAACGGTGGTGTAGACATAATAAATGAGACTATTACATTTAAATCACAACATAATCTGGTTGATGGTCAATTAGTTTACTATGGTTCAAATGGAAATAATCCAATAGGTATTGGAACTGCATTTGATCTTGAAAATAAAGTAAGTGGCACATTATCAGACGGTGCACCATACTTTGTTAGATCTGTAAACCCATCCACAGTAAGAATATTCAATACAAAAGCAGACGCATTATTTGGAACCACTGGTATTAACACTGTAGGTTTATCAACAGATACCGCTGCAAGTGGTATTCATAAGTTTAGAACAGAAAATAAAAATACTTTAGTTGCAGTTAAGGTATTAGAAGAGGGTTCTGGATATACACATCGTAAATTAAGAGTAAAACCATCAGGCATATCTACATCATTAAACGTAGTTACTTTTAAAAATCACGGATTTGAAAGTGGTGAAGTTGTGGAATATTCTGCAGAGACAACAGAGATACAAGGTTTAAGCACAGCATCATCATACTATGTTAAAAAATTAACTGATGATACTTTCCAATTAGCAGATGCAGGTATTGGAGGAACTTCAACTGTAGATTATAATAGAGGTAAGTATGTAAACTTTGCTTCATCTGGAGAGGGATTCCAAATATTCAATTATCCTAAGATAAAAGTTAATGTAGATGTATCTTATGGATCAACAATTACAGGTGATATTGTTATCAATCCTGTTGTAACTGGTGAATTAATCGGTGGATATCTTTACGAGGAAGGAACAAATTATGGTTCAACTACACTTGACAAAGAAGTAATACCAAAAGTAACAATTGAAAATGGTAAATTTGCAGAATTTAAACCAATAATTGTAAATGGAAGAATTACTGATGTAGCAGTTGTAAACAGAGGGAGAGAATATAATTCAAGTCCTGAAATTAGAGTTATATCAACAGGTTCTGGAGCTGGTGCTGTAATTCGTCCAGTAATTGAAAATGGGCAAGTGATTGATGCTATAGTTACAAATACTGGTATTGGTTATAGTAGTCTCTCAACAGAGGTCAGAGCATTCTCTAGAGGTTCTAGTGGAGTGTATGCTGCTAGAGTAAGGAGTTTAACTTTAAATAATACTCACAGATTTGGTGATTCATTCTTATCTGAAAAAGAAGATTCTTTAAAATTTAGTATTTTAGGTTATTCTCAAGAGATAGCAAATAATTTTGAAAATACATTCAGTGTAAATTCAAATGGTGAATTCAATCAGATAACTGGTCACTCTCCAATTGTAGGATGGGCATATGATGGTAATCCAATATATGGTCCTTTTGGATATTCAGATCCAAGTAATATAAACTCTGACTTAAAAATATTAACACCATCATACATAACTGATATTAATAGAGTCAAAAATCGTCCGACAGGATATTCAGCAGGATTTTTTGTCGAAGATCACGTATATAATGGCACAGGTGACTTGGATATTCACAATGGAAGATTTGGAAAAACACCAGAATTCCCTAATGGTGTATATGCATACTTCGCCACCGTTGGATTAGGAACTGGTACTAACAAACTAGAGGGAATATATCCATACTTTATTGGTAATACTTATCGTTCACCATTCATAGTTGAAAATCAGACACTCACTCAGGAATTTGATTTTAATAATTCAGGTTTAAGAAGAAATACTTTACCATATAATGTGGATGAACCATTTGCAGGTAATGATTTTCTCATTGAATCATATGAAAAAATAAGACAAATTTCAAAAATTGAATCTGTAACAAAAGGTGGAGTTGATGGATTCACTATCCTAAATGGTGGAACAGGTTATAAAGTTGGTGATATAACAGAATTTGATGATGAGGGTACAAATGGTTCTGGATTCCGTGCACAGGTTGACGAAATAGTTGGTATTGGGATATCAACTATTAATACAACTATTACACCATTTGAGGGTGCTGTCTTTGAATGGAAGAGTGCAAGTGAAGTTGTAGCAAATTATCTACCATTTATTGAATTAAATGATCAAACATCAGTATCAATATCTGGTTTGAGTAGTTCTATAGTTAATCTAACTGACTCATTTAATGTTGGTGTAAAAACTTCAAGAATTGGACTCGCCCAGAGTATGACACAAGGTGCTGCAAATGGGTTAATACAAGACATATATGTAACTGAAATTCCAAATACTATCGCTATTGGTGGTTCATTGAGAGTTGGTTCTGGAAATACATCAGATGTAGAAACTTTAAGAGTATTAAACGTATATGATTTAAGAAAAGTAATAAGAATTCAAAGACATACAGGTATCGCTCATACTTTAGGTTCTAATGTTGATATACTAAACAATAAAATTAGTATCCCTGTCAAGACCACTAAGTTTACATCTGAAGTAAATGATATTGTATACTTTAATGGACCTCAATCAGTTGGTGTTGGAACGACTACTGGTGGAGCGATAGAAGTTGAAAGAGTTACAGGTGAGATAAAAGAAACTGTTTCTATTCCAACAAGAACTATTCATATTCCAAATCATCCATTTAAAACTGGTCAAAAAGTAACATTAAACAAAAGAAACGGAGCAAACAGATTTGACGTAGGAAGAACTCCAAATGTCACTGAATTTAAAATACCTCATCTTGGACAAAATTCACTTGATGTATATGTAATAGACAAAGGTGAAGATAATATTGGTATTTTGACAACAAAAGTTGGTATTGGAAGTACAAGTGAGGGATTATATTTCTATAGTAATGGTTCTAACTCAGGTATTTCATCTGGATTATATTTCTTCCAAACAAATAAAGAGCAAGTTACTGGAGATGTTGACAAAATTGTTACCACAGTTTCAACAAATGTTTCTGCAGCGAATACAACAACACATAATTTAGTTGAAGGTGATACAATAAGGATGAATGTAGTTCCTAATCTAAACGTGGGTAATGGAACAACAATTCCTGTATCTGTCAATTATAATGCTGAATTTGAAAAATTAATTATAGACCCCATACTATTCACTGCTTCAGATGTTGAAACAAACCAAATTGATATAGTTGATCATGGATTCAAAACAGGTGATAAAGTATTCTATGATGGTAGTGCAACTGGATTAAGTACAGGAACATATTTTGTTAATAGAGTAAGTAGTAGAAGATTCCAACTATCTGAAACTATTGAGGATAATAATTCAGATCCAGTAAGAACAGTAAGCATTACAGCAAATACTGGTGGAGATCAGTCGATAGGATTAATTAATCCAAGAATTGATGTAGTTAAAAATTCTAAATTAAACTTTGGTTTGACTAGTTCTACATTATTAAACTTTGATTTTAAATTATTCTATGATAGAAATTTAACTAATGAATACTTAAGTTCACAAGATTCTCCTTCATTTAACGTTGGTGTTGGTGGCACTATAGGCATTGCTACAAATAATACTGACCCAATAGG